AATTTAGTCACTTGGTCTCTTGCCATCAGTCCAACATGCTCTTGAACATGTGCTTGTAGCAGTGCAAACCCTTGTGGATTGACTTGTGCCGCTGGTGTAGCCAAAAATGTCACATGAGCACGGACATGAGCCTCATGATCTTGCTCTGGAAACACTTGTAAAGGCGCTGCTTTGATAGAATTAGCGTTTTCTGTCGCTGGATCTACTGGTGCAGGCGGTTGTGGAGGTGGTAAAATGCTATCAATGTTCTTAATATCGAGTGCATCGTACATTCTCCTAAATGCTTCATACTGATTGTGTATCTGTGGAGCTTGTTGTGCCATTTGCAATTGTGTTTGGGCCAGTGACAAGCGCTGTGCCATAGAAAAAATGCTCGGATCTGATACTGGAAGTATGTCAATACGCCCATCAAAATCAGATTGCATGATTTGTGGGTTAACATTACCTACAGAATATGGGTATGGAACTGGATTTTCACTAAAAATCTCTGCCAACATCCTAAACTCTTGCTTTTGAGCATAATGTAGACGCTTATGTATGCTAGAAATAATCTTTGAGCCTTGTTCTATCAAGGCAACTGTAGTTCCAACTGGAGCCTGTGAGTTCACATCGCTAATTTTTGCGTCTGCAACTTGTGCAAAACGTCTTCCAGAGTCAACAACTACACCTAAAAGTTGTGCTAGTGTGCCAGATGGCTCTTTGTATGGCAGTGGGATGATGGAATTTTTGAGATCTCCACCTGGGACATCGATGTCTCTGAACTCACCAGGATTAAGAGGATCGTCATCGTTACGAATACGAACACCTCTCGCTTTGAAACCTGCTGGAAGATTCGATAAAGTACCTGCATCTATCAATTGCCTCAATATTGAGGTGGCTGCACGAGACAAACCACCGATTGTGTGTAATAAACCAAAGCCATAAAACCCAAAACCCGGTAAAAACTTGTAATGAGTGAAATATTGTCTCTTTCTTTTTAGTGGGTCTTGCTCTCTAAAGTTTCTAGAAATTGATAACACTTTTCCAGACCCTTGATCAATGGTGACAATATAAGGAAGCATAATCCCCGAAGGATTCCCCTCCATATCCTTGTCTTCAAAACCTTCCAGATCCAAGTCAACATGGCACTCCAGTAAGGTAAAGACATCATCAGAATAGTTCGGGCGTAGTCCCAACAACTCATCAGCACGTTCTTGGATAGCTCCTTCGTCTTGGTCGCCATCTGAGCTAGATAATTCAACATCTCTGTAAACTCCTGCTACTTGTAGTTTTCTGATTTCATTATATGTCATTCTGACAACATGTGTAACCCTCTCTGCTGTTCTTAAATCAGAAGCTGAGTACGGAACAATCATGTCCTCGGCTGGTACAAACTTGGAAACGGCTCTCTGCTTGGTTTCGTCAAAATAAATTTTCTTGAACGTAGAACCTGTCAACGGCAAATAAAATAACATCTGATCTGTGTCTTGATCAAATTCTTCCATAACCTCAGTTATCTGATAGTTCATGAAATCTCTTACACGCTGTGCCTGTGCCTCAGTCTCCTTGGTCGGAGTTCCGAGAACCTGTGTCTTTACAGGACCGCCACTAGGTAACATCTCCTTGTATGCCTGTGCTTGGAACTGGGTCACAGCCTCAGACAATAATGGATGTGTAACACCACTAGCACCTAAAAAAGGCTGACTCCTATCTTCATAGTTTATGCCAAGAAGTCCTAGTCCCTTGGATATAGCCTCTTCCCAGTCCTCTCTGGATTCTACATCTTCACGAAATTTAGCTTGAATGTCCGAGGACAAAGAACCAAGAACCGACTCATCAAGTGCCTCGGCTAAGTTTGCATCATGATCATAAGGTACTGCTATGACCTCAGTAACCTCCTCGTTTACAAGTTCTATACCATCAGGTAGTTGTTCCTCGGTACTGGGGAGTTCGATCTGTAGACTATCTTCTTCGGGCATCATCTGACCCCCTGCTCCCATTGCTCTTTCTACCATTGTTGATATTTTTTTAGGTTCTATAGCCATTTTAATTTTTCCTTAAAAATCTGCCAAATAACTTTTCTATCATATTTAGCTGTGATGATCTAGTCGGAGGTGGTTTAGGTAACACTTCCGATCTAAGTGGAGGAGGTGAGGGTGGTTCTACCCTTTTTGCTCTTGGAGGCACACCTAATTTTCTAAGTTCACTCTCTGCTGCCTCAAACAGTGGTTTTGCTACGTCTCTAGTAATTCTTGAAAAAGCTCTTTTTTGAAGATAAGGATCAATTCTTCCTGTATCCTTCAAAATCTCTTCGTCAGTGGCAAAATTATAAGAATCATCTCTTCTTTTTAAATAATCTAAAGCCGTAACAAAATCTTCTTCTCTTTGATTAAATTCTTTAAAATTAGGAGGTAATAAATTTTTAGATCTTAAATAATTAAAAGCTGCATGAGCTAATTCATGAGTTGATCTTATCGTTGTATCTCCTTTTTTATCTTCATCTTTTCCTACAATTATTGAAGCGATTCCGTGAGGAGGTATTTTTTTAAGTTTTACACCTTGTTCTTGCATTCTTTCAATAATATTAAAAGGCTGATTAAAATTAGCAATCACATCAGTCTTGTCAGGAAAATACTGACCACCAATGGTATATCTATATCTAGGTTCAGCTATGAAAGCTAAAAAATCAAGATCCCCTAACTCTATTAATCTGTAACCTAGTTTAGCAAATGGATCTACCATCCCAGGTTCGATCTCTGATCTAAGTTCTAGATCAGCTAGAACAGATGGATTTATTTTTCCTAGTGGTTTTCTAGGTGGAGACTCTGGTTTGTACTCTGGTCCTATGCTCTCGTTCAAAGGTCTTGGTGTAGGCATAACAAGTTTTTCATTGCTTTTTTTAAGTTTTACTTCTGGTTCAGCCATTATGTAATCCTTGTCACCCTTTTCTTGCCTGGAGCCAATATATCAGAAAATCTATTTTTAACTAACTTTCCTTTTCTTATAGGCTTTTTGTTTAACTTTCTTCTGATTTTAAAAAGTCTACCCATTAAAATGTGCCTTTGAAAGTCCCACCACGGTTCTTCATTACACCACCCATGTTCATTTTTTTAACAGTGCCTCCTGATTTCATTCCCATGATAGTTCTAATCTTTTTTTCAGTAATATCACCTTTAATAGTTCCTACTTTTTTACCATCCACATCAATAACTTTTAATTTGTCACCATCTCTCTCTATAGAAAAACTTGAATCTATGTTCTTAATAATTTTACTCGCTTGTTTATCAGAATAACTCATTTTATTCTCCTTAATAGTATTCCCTTGCCCCTCTTGGAAACCAGTCTTCTGGTTCATCCTCTCCTTGTAAACTAATAAAACCACCTTGTCTAAATCTAAGTAGTGCCATTGTCATGCTATCACAATAGTCATCATGATCGCCATTTGGAAAAGATGCAACCTCTTCTATAACTTCGTCAGCAAACTTTTCATCAGGATACCACACTTTTCCAGATTCGAAAATAGGAGACACCATGTGCATCCTTGTGGTCTTATCCATACCACCCCCACCTTTACGCCTACCGGGACTGAACGTAGTAACAGGTAAATTCAACATTCGTAACTCATCCGCTAAAGATGCCCCAGACGCTTTTGCCTCGATTAACATCATGTCTGGCTCCCAGTATTCGTTTTGATCAACAGCAATCTCTTTTAGTTCTGGAAAGTTCCAACGCCCCTTTTTGGCATCTAACAAAATTAAATGTTGTTCTCCGTTTTCTTTTGGCTCAAATACACCCCACGTTGTGATGGCACTATAGTCCGCTGTCTCTTTTTTGCTATACGCTGTATCGTAACTTTGAATTATATAATCCAGTCTTGGTGTATCTTCTCTCTCCCACAACTGCCACCAGTCACGTTTGACCATAGCCACTTCTTCAGATGTAGGATTTTGTTGCCACTGTGCATTCCATTTACCAACGGATAGTGACGCTTTGACTTTTAGTAATTCTTCTTTTTTCCAGAATTCATGCCATAATGGTTCCCCCGAAGGAAGTATGGCTGGAAATTCTACCACCTCCCATTGATCTGCCATCAGGTCTCTTGCCTGTGCCCCCAGTAACCTTCCTGTCAAATCTTTCTTTGACCATCTGGTTTGCACAATGATAATGGTTCCCCCTGGTTGCAATCTCTGCCGTGGACCAGAAGTGTACCACTCGTAAGCCGTGTCATACGCACTGCTCGATAGAGCATCTTGTTCCGAGTGCGGATCGTCAATAATTAATAAATCCGCACCACGACCTGTCATCGCAGCACCCACCCCTGCTGCGAAATATTCCCCTC